GGAAAATGTCCAGGATTTCTTTTTCACTGTTACACAACGTGATTACTGGAAATTGATTACAAACTGTCTGTGCAGCTTCTGTACTCATTGTTTTTGGTTTGATTGCCAGCGTAAAGCAGCGATCCATCCAATTCATCCATACTGAAATTGCAGTAATTGGAGAGAATGCATCTTCTGTACTTGAGAAACCGCGCAGTGGATCAAAGTCGGTCTCAATGTCGAACAACCCAACATGCAGATTGGGGCTTGGCGCATCTCTGTAATTGTCGTATAAGCAACGAAAGATCGGATTGATATCACTTTCATGTTGCTTGAGTTTGGGAATAACACCCAGTTCACGCTGGAACTCTTTGCTCTTTGTAGTTTGGAATCTGTCTAGTTTAACACCATGTATACTTGACCATTTGCCCCTGTCGCTGGGCCAGTATACTACATATTTTGTTGGATGTTCTGTTAAAATACGTTGGCCATCTGGTGACCGTTCTGCTACAAATATTGTATTCTTATCTTTATCAATAATGGCGTCAACGTATGAAATTTTAAGTCCCCTTAATAAATAAATGATATACGTTAATTATATTTACAGATTGTTAAACATTATGCCTATAAAATGCCAAATTTGTCAAACTCAGTTTGCTAAACTTGTACCTGCACATATAAAAACGCATGGTATATCTGTTGCAGAATATAAACTTAAATTTAAAGATACGGCATTTGTTGACATAAATGTTGAATATTATATCAACAAAGCCAATATTGCTCATAATTTTACATATGATTATTCGTTATCTCACTTTAATAGAACTACAGATACAGTAAAAATAATTTGTAAAACACACGGGTTATTCGAACAAAAATTAAATGACCACATCGATTCCAAACATGGTTGTCCAAAATGTTCGCATAATTATCCGTATACTGCTGAAACATTCATGTTTGAAAGCAGTAAAAGATATGGTAATAAATTTTCATTGATTTCACAATTTAATGGTATGAAACATCCTGTATCTATGAATTGTGAATTACATGGGTCATTTAATTTAAAAGTTGCAGAAGTGCATTTACGATCTCGCGGAGGGTGTCCTACGTGCTGCTTAGAAATAAGATTAGAAAATTTAAAACCTGGCAATATTAGTAAGATTGAAAAAGCCTGGTTGGATTCATTAAATGTGCCATGCAGACAAGAAAAAATTATTATAGATAATAAAATATTTTTAGTAGACGGTTTTGATCCGTCTACTAATACAGTTTATGAGTTATACGGATCTTTTTGGCACGGCAATCCTGCTGTATATACAAGTGATAACATCAATGATGTATTAAAGATATCATTTGGTGAATTGTATTCCAAAACTATTAACAGAGAAAATATAATTAAAACTAGATACAACCTTATTACCAAATGGGTATAACATAGCGTCAGTATTATTTGCGTTTCTTGGCAATTTCCAATAATTCTTCGATTTCGTCAAATACTTCGCGACCTTCTGCAAGTTCATCGCGATTCTCTGCCATCTTATATGCTACTCGGATAGCTTTGGTGAGGACAGGCTTTTTAATTTCAAGTTCAGTGGCAATCGCATCGATAGTCTCTTTAAGACCTTCTTTCAGCGTTTCGATGTCACGAGTAACACTGACACCCTGATCAATAAGTTCTTTGATTTTGAGTCGATCTGCTTCGCTCAGCGTTCCTATGCTCATGTAATGCTCCTATATACGTTTGCGATAATACAGTTTGCCACAGACTCTGTGTTGTGTCAATAAGAACACATGCCGTACATTTGCACAAGATTATTACGAGGTATCCAGTTGGTAGTATTGGCACTGGTAAAATATGTATATTGTGTTAGATTACTATATGTGCCCACAATCCAGTGGTCTTGGAACCACATGACGCTTTGGAAAAAGTAACCAAGTTGGTCATAACTGGTCCACCCAACGCGATCAATACTGTAACGTATATCACCGCTGCTTACCACAACAAGATGCCCAGCTGGGTTCACTGCTATATTACGATAATCTGGCAATGAACGTGCTGTGGTAAAGAAATCACTGGTGCCCCAAGTGGGATCGCCAAGATCGGTTGTGTTGATAATAACACCACGTCCGCTAAAATACAGTGTGCCTTGATATTCTGCTACGTCATACAATGGACGATCTGCAAATGCTGCAGGTATACTTACTTGTTGCCATGTAGAAGTATCTGGAACAGATCCGCCACCTATCCAGTTGATATTTTCACTGTACCAAATATCAGGTTGACCATTTGCAGATCCCACTGCCACCCAGACAGATGCTGATATACCGTTAACTAATATGTTATCAAAGTATTTTACGTTGAAGAAATAGCTGTTGTCGTCTGGATGGGTAAACGCTTGATCCCAAGTGTAGATACTACCAGTCTCGTTTATCAGTATTTCGGCAATCTGTGTGTTGTTTTCGTATTCACCCGGCAGCACATTGTCATCATTGTACTTGCGTGTACCTGCAACACAGAATACAGGTCTTGCGCCACTGCCGTTTACACTCCAGCTGATACCTTGCGCAGAGAAGTTGGAGTCTAGCAGTCGTACATTTGCCCACGTAGACAAGTCATAGCTCGTCGCTGCATAACCATTGTCGCTTATAGCTACCCAGACATTGCTACTGCCATTGACTGCTATGCCCTGCGCACGCATACGTGGTGGAAATGGCTCAGTTATCTCAGATTCGCTACTCCATAGATACCCGTCTGTGCTGGCAGTGATACCACCTACACCAATTATTCTATCGTAACGTTGTCCTGCGCCTAATACTGTTGTCATTTTATACCTATCTTCATCCAACGTTGGTATTTGTCACCGGGATCTTGCAATGACAGTTGCCCTAAAAACTGCACGTCTCGCAGTGGATATTGTTTATCAAAATCGTCTATGGTTTTGCAGGTATTATACTTGTTTTTGGGTTCATCGCTGCGACTTTGAATAGCAACAACTGTACCCTCCGGCACATGTTCGAGCCAGCCATGATTGACCATATTGTTTACACTGTTATTAATTACCAAACTAGGCTGTCCAACTATATATCTCAACGTGTTGGCATCTTTGCACATGCTTATTATTTTTCGGTTGGGTGCTAGTTTTTTAAGTATGGTATGACTGGCTTTTAATGGTTCGGGATCTGTGTCCACATCCACTAGTACTTTGAATGGCACATGCGTAAACAGCATGAATATACCCATGTTGCCGTACCAGCTACCAAGACTGTATACCACATTGAATTGCTTGATGTTTAATTCGCTCATTAGGCGTTTTAGTTCAAGACACATCCACAGCTTGCTATAGCTTAGGCTTTTAGCAAAACTACCATCTGCTGTAAGGGGTGCGGATTCTGTGAACATACTGTATTTAAATGCGCTCATCTTCGTTTGCAGCTTTGGCACTGTCAAAAAGTGTATCAATTTCAGGCCAGCCAAGTTCTACTAGTTTTACAAACGACATCAATCTATATACTCGCCATGCATCAGGATTGTGTCTTGCAATGTCTATCAAGTCTTTGATAATCTGCATTCGTCTACTGTTGATTAGTTCTTGTAATTCTTTGGGTGCGTCTGCATAGGTAAAACCATATTCACCCATGTAGCGAAGTGCGTCTGCATAGTCACCTTTTGAGAATCTGTTTTTAACTACTTTGACATCGTGTGCCAAGCCTCGATGCATGTTAGATTCTGCTATGAATTCACTATATTTCATTTATTTTTTAAATCAATTTCGTGTTGCGCACTGTCTTTGACAAGTTTAATTTCTGGCCAATTTAGCCCTAGTTTTTCCAATGCAGTTGCATATAGTAATGCATCTTGGAAACGCTGATTTTTTATTTTTTCCAATAGTTTTGGTATCACATATGGCTTGTCTAACTTTTTAATACCCAATGCATTTAGTAGATAACCCTTGGGATCCAACACTGCTGTTTGACTACGGGGTCTATCAGGATTAGTGTTATCGTTCCATGTTGCTGATATAGGTAACAGTTGGTTAGTATCTGCATCAAACCGATATGTTAACTGTACAGAGTTGTGTCCACTTGGTTCGTTGCTTGCATAACTAGTGGTAAATGATTTGCCTTTTAATAAACTCAACGGATCTAGCTTGTCGTAGGTGCTGGCAGACAGGTTATATGGTCGTCCTGCAAATTGCACAATACTACCAGGTTTTTTGAGACTTCTGGCAATGAAATCTTCGATAGTATCAACACTGGGTTTTTTGTTGTTTTTATAAATTGTCAATCTGGTTTTGAGATCGTTTACACCGTCAACGATATCTTTTTTATTTAATTTATTTAATGACCTTGCACGTCGAGTTTCTCTGGCTTTCATATCGCGTAGAACTAACTTGCCTGTAATAGGTTCACCTATTTCTTTAGAAATATGCTGCATAATAGTAAACAATGCAGCTAGGCTGCTGGTACTGATCATATCGCCTGCATAGTGTTTAGTTACATACTGCGGATTATCCCATGTGTCTTTTGGATCTCCATAATTGCGAATATCCGCACTGTGTATAGTAGTAAGATTTGGCAAACTTGGTTTTCTGTAAGCGGGTTTATCAGCATGCTCTTTTTCATGCGCAGCTTTTACCGCAGCTTCCCACGGGCGAAAATCATATGCCAGTCTGCCTGCACGTGAGCTACCTGCAAGTGTGTCAGAGTCTGTTGTACCAAACATAGCAGCTTTGCCGCCAATATATACTGCAAATGCCGCTGCTGCTTCATATGTTTTAAATGCTTTTCGAAGCGTCTTTATACCATCTTTGAGATTGCCGATATCAACTACGGGACTATTACTGCCTACTGGCATATCCCAATGGCGATGGAATGACTTTTCAATACCCCCGATATGATTACCTTTGGGATTCGACCACCCGTGTTGTTTAAGTACATTTATTAGTGGCCCTACATCTAGCTGTGCAAGATTGCCCAAGTCTTCTAACAAATCAAAATGGTCAGTTGTCATTGGTATTGGCTTTCTGTTTGTCTAGTGTATTTAAGCTGTCGCGTATGAGTCTCAACTCGGGCCAATTGATTTTCGACTTTTCCAAACGTCCTAGATATTGGTTAACTGCACTATACTTCCAGTCGCGTCCATCTTTTAAATCGTTTATCATAATTTTCATA